ATATGGACCCCGCAGGAAGTTGCAGCTGACACTTGGACTCCTCAATCAACTACATCTAGTAGCTGGACGGAAGAGACCACGGGTAGCAGCGACTGGACAGCCCAAACGACCCAATCTTCAAACTGGCAACGTGCCGCTTAGGAGCCATAGATGGCCGATACCTATACCTCAAATTTGAATCTCACGAAGCCAGAGGTCGGAGCCAGCCGTGATACTTGGGGCGGCAAGGTCAACACTGACTTGGACACCATTGATGCGCTCTTTACAGCCAATGGTTCTGGTACGTCTGTCGGTCTGAAAGTCGGCACTGGCAAGGTATTGAACGCGACAGATGGTGCCGTTCTACTTCCAGCTGTGGCTTCTCCTGCTCAGACGACTGACGGTTCTGTGGTCTGGGATAGTGATGACAACCTCCTGACCGTTGGGGACGGCTCGTCGCGCAAAGTCATGGTGGACACAACGTCTACCCAGACTCTCACCAATAAGACGCTGACCAGCCCAACACTTACAACTCCTGCTCTTGGAACCCCGGCGTCTGGTGTTTTGACAAACGCCACAGGGTTGCCGCTTACAACTGGTGTCACTGATGTTCTTCCTATCGCCAACGGCGGTACAAACGCGACAACTGCTGCTCTGGCTCTGACATCTCTTGGTGCCACGCCTCTGACCCGCTCGATCTCGACGGGTACTGGCTTGAGTGGCGGTGGTGACCTTTCGTCAGACCGCACCTTGTCGCTTGCTAATACTGCTGTGACGGCTGGTTCCTATACCTTGGCAAGCATTACTGTTGATGCTCAGGGTCGGCTTACTGCTGCTAGCAGCGGAACAGCATCTGGCGTAGGTGTTGGTCAAACATGGCAAGATGTATCATCAAGCCGCGCAGTTTCGACAACTTATACAAACTCCACAAGTAGCCCAATTATGGTTAATATTTGGGGTAATGGTGGAACAAATTTGATGACGCTCACGATTCAAGGTGTTGTCGTTTGTCAGGCTAATCAACAAGGTGTCTCAAATGGTATACCAGTAGTTACTGGTATTGTTCCTGCTGGCGCAACGTATTCGTTGACCATATCTGCTGGTTCAATTCAGGGCTGGGCAGAGTTGCGCTAATGGACACACAGACCATCATCAATGTCGGCCTCGGCATCATCCTGACAGGTATTGGCTGGTTCGCCCGTCAAATCTGGGAAACCACCCAGAAGTTGCAGGACGATCTCCACCAGATTGAGGTTGGTCTACCAACGAACTATGTCCAGAAAACAGACTATTCAGAAACGATGAAGCGCATTGAAGTCATGTTCGAGCGTATCTTCGATAAGCTTGATCAGAAGGCAGACCGCTAATGGACCCAATTACTATCCTTGCTGGATGTACTGCGGCGTATAACGCGATCAAGCAGGGCATAGCTGTCGGTAAAGAACTTCAAGGCATGATTGGTGACGTTTCATCAATCATGGACTCTGTTGGTCAGCTCACACAGGTTGCGGCTAAGCCTCCCAAGCCAAGTATGCTTTCTGGCAAGTCGGCAGAAGCTATTGCTATGGAGGCATACGCCGCCAAAAACCAAGCCGAAATGATGATGCACGAGGTGAAGAACGCCTTCATCGCTCAGTACGGCTTAAATGCTTGGGATGTTGTGCAGTCTGAAGCTACAAGAATTAAGAAAGAGCAGAAGCTTGCGGCTCAAAAAGCGGCGCATGATGCTAAGGTGGCGCAGGAAGAGCTGGCCCATAACTTCATGGTCTATGGCTCTGTATTCCTTGTCATCATAGCTCTGGCTATTGGAATGTTTGTAACCTTCTCACTTACGCGGTAATCATGGCCACATCATTGTATGAAGACCTCTGCGCTCTAGCTCCTCGCGCCAAGAAAGACCTTCTGAAGAAGTTGGCTAAAGCCGCTCCAGATGTTCTTCCTATGTATGGGATCAATACCGCACTCCGTGAAGCTCACTTCTGGGCACAGGCTGCTCATGAAACTGGTGGCTTCAAATATATGTTTGAAATCTGGGGTCCAACGGACGTTCAGAAGCGTTACGAAGGACGTAAAGACCTTGGAAATACAGAAGCTGGTGATGGTTTTAAGTACCGTGGTCGCGGCATCTTCCAGCTTACTGGCAGAGCAAACTATAAGAAATACGGTGATCTGCTTCTGCTTGATCTGATCGGTAATCCTGATCTCGCTGCTGATCCTGAGATTGCCCTTCGTGTCGCCTGCGAATATTGGCGCTCACGAAAGATTAACGATTGTGCCGACAAAGACGATGTCGTTGCAGTTACCAAGAAGATCAATGGTGGCACGAACGGGATTGCGGATCGCCGCGTCTGTCTGTCTGTCGCCAAGAAGATGTGGGCTGACAATTATGAATCTGACATGGTTCCCGTCCCAAAGGTTGAAAAATCTATCGGGGAAAGTAAGCAAGGAAATGCGGCTTTGGTTACTGGCGCTCTTGGTGGTGTTGCGGCAGCTAAAGAGGTCGTTGCTCAAGCTCAAGAAGCATCTGACCTTTTCGGCACCGCCTTGGGCCTCTTGAAGAACACCCAGTTCCTGATGATGGCTGGTATCGTTCTGGCTGGCGCTGCCATCTGGTTCTGGCGTAAGAAACACCTAGAGGAGCATGGGGTATGATACCCTTCCTGTTCACTCCCATCGGTAGATACATCACTATCGCGGTTTTCGCCTTGATGGTTTTGGCTGGTATTTATGTTAAAATCCGCTCAGATGCCGTGTCCGACTACAAGGCTGAAGCAACCCAAGAAGTCCTAGAGAGAACTCAAAATGCGATTCGCGCTGGCGATAATGCCGTTATTTCTCCTGACAGGCTGCTTCAAGACGATGGACATCGTAGGGACTAGCCCGGCTGTGTGTTCTGTCTGGAGGGATATTTCTTGGTCATCCAAGGATACCCCGCAGACGATCACAGAGGTTAAGGTCAGTAATGCACGCCGTGAAGGCTATTGCGAGGGTAAGAAGTAATGCCTTTGGCTCCACTCAATATCCCGGCAGGGGTCGTTAAGCCTGCTACGCCTCTTCAAGTTAAGGGGCGTTATTGGGATGCGAACCTGATCCGTTGGCGTTCTGGCAAGCTGCTGCCTGTTGGTGGTTGGCAACGCATTACTGAAACACCTCTGGATAGCCCAGTCCGTACTATCTTTGCCTTCACCAGCGTGGCGGGTTCTGGTATCGGCCTTCTTGGCTGTGACGATAAGCTTTATGCTCTGGAAGGCGCTACCTACACCGACATCACGCCTACGGCTTTCGTCGGAGCAGATGCTTCTGGTGTTGGTGGCTATGGCGCTTACGACTACGGCGAGTTGCTGTACGGTGATGACACTGACGCTACTTATCCCCGTCCCCAGTCTCAGTCCTTTATCCCGCCGTTCTCTTGGACGATTGATAATTGGGGCGGTGAGGCCCTCATGGTTGCGTCCAGCGATGGCCGTCTTCTGCATTGGCAGGAGGGGGAAGGTGACGCTACGGTTGTCGGTATCGAGCCGATCACTTCCATCACTCGCTTGTCAAACGTAGCTACAGTTACGACAACGTGGAATCATGGGTTCACGACTGGTAATACGATTATCATTTCTGGGAACTCTGTCAGCTCTTTGAATGGCACATATACGATCACTTCAGTGCCAAGCCTGACGACCTTTACATATGCAAACTCTGGAACAGACACGACAGGAACAGGTGGTACGGCCTCTGTTCCTACAGCTGACATGCCTCCTATGAACAACCGTGGTGTCATCGTCACTCAGGAGCGTCATGCAGTTCTGATTGGTGCTGGTGGTAACTCTCGCCGTGTGGCTTGGTCCTCCCGCGAGGACTATACCGATTGGGACTTTACTTCGACGGTCAACACGGCTGGCTATCTTGATCTGGACACGTCCAGCAAGATCATCATGTGCGCTGCTGTTCGTGAAGGCACCCTGATCTGGACGCAGGACGAAGCATGGCTCATGCGCTATATCGGTCTGCCGTATATCTACAGCATTGACCGTATCGGATTCGGCTGTGGTCTTATCGCTCCCCGTGCTTTTGCAACCACTGCTGGTCGCTGCATCTGGATGGGCAAGGAGTCGTTCTGGCTCTATGACGGTGGTGTTGTCCGTCCTCTGCGCTGCGATGTCGGTGCTGGTGTTTTCGACAATATCGACCCAGACGCAGGTGCTATCTACACGCACGGTTCTGAAAACAACATCTTCCCGGAAGTGTGGTTCTGGTATCCATCTCAGGGGTCAACGGTTCCTGATCTCAGCGTCTTCTATAACTACGCTGAAGACTGGTGGTCGGTTGGCAATACAATGACCAGAACGGCCTGTCAGGGCGCTGGCGTGTTCAATTACCCTATGGCAGCAGACGACAATAATGACGTCTACTTCCAAGAAAACGGCTGGACGGCTGCTGGTGTTCCTATCCAGACGGATCGCTATGCTGAAACCGGGGCTTTGAACATCCAGAGCGGCAACTCGTTGTCGCATCTGAAGCAGGCCATTACAGACAACGGCTATGCCTACGACAGCACCCAGTTGACGGTCTTCTCATCCATGACACCGCAGGGTACGGAATATACCTATGGTCCCTACAGCCCTCGTTCTGACGGCTATACGGATATGCGGGTCACGGGTCGTGACTTCCGTCTCAAGATCGAGGCTACGGAAGATGCTCCGTGGAGCATTGGCGAGACCAGAATTGACTTC